CCGCAACTTTCCATTTGTGCATGACCATGTTTTCAAGTTCGTTAGCTAAGCACTGACCCGCAAAGTTTTTTAATTTTTGATTCCCTAAGGCGTGATAGACATAAGGGCGTGTTACTTGTTTGGCTTGCCCATTGTTGTTCAATCGTATTGAGTTTCCATCGACGTAAACGATCGGTAAGAATTGATAACTCGTTTCCTCATGACTTAATACCGTGGATTCAATTAAATGATAACGATGGATTGTTTCTAGAGAAGTCGTACGTTCCTCTACAATATGAGGTATCTGATCCAGTCTGCCTGTTTCCTGCCAGTATTGAGCAAGCTTTTGATATTCTTCTGCTAATAAAGTATGACCATTACTTAAACGAACCAATTTCTTAGATTTTTTCTTTTTAACGTAATAATCACACAACAGTAAAATATCTTCTTGTTGGTTTTGATAAGACCAATTAAAGCCTTCTACTTTAGAGAATTTTAAGGTAGATAAATCAATATCAGGATATTCTGCCTGAAATTCTTCTTTGGTTTTTGGAATCAATTCAAAACAATAACGACCATCACCTTTGTGCGGTAAAACGGCTAACGGATCAAAACCAACTAACGTAGGATCATAGACTCTGCCGATTTTAATGATTTGATCAAAGCTTTTTTCGTGTTGATATTCAGTCCATACCTTCATGGCACTAAAGCCACCACTTAAAATATCGGTATACACTTCATAGGAACAACCATTATGGTTAGCTTCATCAAAGATCGATCGCAAATGACCTTCTAGAATTAAAGGTAAGTTCGGATCTAATCCACTGTGATCTAATAAGCGCACGGCAATAGAGGGTTCTTGCTTAGAAAACTCACCTCTTAATCGAGAAATAAACGCTTCTAAGCTATTAAATTCTAAGATGGGCTTTTTTGTTTCTTTTAAAGCGGCTCGGTCGGCCTCTGATAAAGAAGATTGAAAAACAAATTGGCGAAAATAATTAAAGCGTTTTACATTATCTTGAAAGTATTCATGACTCTTTTCAATATTCTTTTTAATACAGGGTAATTGATCCTGGTGTATTTGAGCTACCATAGGCGTTCTTCTCTTAATCGATTAACCTGTTGAAAATGTCCTGCTAACTCTGAGATAACACGATTAACTTCATGACGCTGCTGGTTTTGAAAAAGAATAGATTGCTCGATTAACCCCAGCTTGATGCCATCGTATAGAGTGTCAGCAATATCATCAAAACGATGTGTATTGTTAGCCGTAATTTTCTTACAGTGAGTGATACAAAGCTCAGTATGTTTTCCATGACGAGGTAAAGAAACTCTTTGGCTTGCAATAATTGGCTGTATCTCAAGAAAGCGTGTGATTTTAGTGCCCGATTGAATAGTGCGTTGTATTTCTCGAATCTCAATGCCGCGCCAACTTTTAATAAGTGAAAGTAGCATGACACCGGTGGATTTCTTTTCAATCGCAATAACACTCGGTTTTACTTGATGGCGGCTTGCTAGCGTATAAAAATGACGTAGCTCTGATTCCAGATCTTTGGGTTCAATATGCAATTCAACGCAATCGATCCAATGCAGTCCCAATATATCCGTTTCTGCTGATTCATTTTTAATGCGATATAAACCCCAAAAACTAAATACTGTTGCATCGTTGTAAGTTTTATCGGTCTCTGCGGTATCAATCGTTATAAAGGTAGTTAAAAAGTTTGGTTCTTCATCTAATAAATAAAACCATTCAGGCTTAAATATTCCGCCGCCTGCCGGTTGTGGATCTTGTTGATATTGTGCAGCAAATTCATAAGGTCTCTCAATTTGAAGCTTTAATAATTGCTTTTCATTGTGCATCGAGGGATTTAAAGCATTACCCGCGGAATCTAAAGCCGGTAAAACAAGCGTCTCCCAGGATTGGGTTTTAATGAGATGACTCGGTAAGTCAGCTTCGTGTAACCGCTGTCCAATAAAAATAATCGGTGTTTTACCGGGTGCATTAACCCGGCTTTGTAGCGTATTGTAATACCAATCAATCACACCTTGACGCATGACATCACTGGTCACTTCATCCGGCTTATGGATATCATCAATAATAATCGCACCGGAGAAACGATCGACATTCTGCAAGCCTGCGCCTCGTCCTGTAATCGTTCCACCACTACCCGCTGCAAACACACAACCGCCTTGTGTTGTTTCAAAATTGTCTTTAGCACTTGATGCATCCGATAAATGGACATCAAATAATTTCTTATACTGCGGCAATGCCATAATCTGACGAATGGTCTGCGTTTGTTTTTTTGCTAGAGAATGAGAGTACGAAACATAAAGAAATTGTGAATCGGGATATCGCGATAGGCTCCAAGCAACAAAATGGATGAGTAATTCGGTCTTACCATAGCGCGGTGGAATATTGATTAACAGAAGGGGTATTTTACCGCGTAGCGTCTGCGTTAACGCTCGACAGAGAGTCATCACATGGGGTTCACGACAAGTGGGCTCAGAAACGCTAAATTCACGCCCTGTGCGTAATTGATAAAATACTTGGGTAAATAATAATAACGATCCCCACAGTTTAGCTTTTGTTAGTAACAAATTTTCATGAACTCGTTCAATATTCCTTGCCATGCTGATTAATTAGATTTTCTAGTTGTTGAAGATCAGGATCTGTTTTTATATTGACATTGACGTGCTTTTCAGGGGAATAGTGACCTTGCATTTTGTTCATTTCAGCAATCGCTTGAATAGCGCTGTTTACCTTACTCGAAATTAAGTTTTCTTTATTTTCTATAAAAGCTTCAACAATCTCCTTTAATTTATCCAATTTCCATTCATAACTAACTGTCATTCGACTTTCTAAATTAGACTGCAAGGATTTTAAGTATTCTTGTATCTTAGGGTTAGTTTTTAATCGATGTCCTATCGTTTTAGCTATATGAGGTGAATAACCCGCAGAAATAGCTGCTTGAGTCGCGTTATGGGGGGGAATGATATAGTTTTGACAAAACTTAGTTTGTCTAATTGTTAAGCCATTCGGTAATTTGCTCATTTTTAAGATTATCTTTTTCCGACTTTAAGCGTTTAATTATCCTACGGTTTTTTTTGATTTGCGAATGGCTTATATGGGAGTAGATTTTGATGCTTTGATTGAAGAATTGTTGCCATTGAGCATAAGGATCATTCCCTGAAAAATAATGGATAACCTGCTTAAACATTTTACAGCTCTCTTTATTAATTGATCCTATGTATAGGGGTACTTCGAGGGTGGTATAGCGTGTTTGGCATTTAAAACAATAACGCCTTCTTCTAGTTAAATGACCTTTCTTCAGTTCAATCGAATTAATAGCTTTGGTTTTAAAGTAATTACAGTTCGGATTAAGACATTTCATTTGATAGTCCTCGTTACATTCAGAAGCTTAGCAAGCCTGCTATTTTTATCTTTTACTAATTGCTTTTCCTGTTCCTTCCTTCGTAATCTCATTCGGTAGTCTATGACTCGTTGTAGTAATTTTTTTATGAACATCGTTTTCTCCTTTTTTATAAATTCCAAATCAAATTATTTTTTACTAAACACCATTGGCAACAAAAGGTGTTATCAGGACAACTAGGCCAAGTTTGTATTTCGCCACACTGACGACAATTAACCGTTTTAGTGTAGTTAGTGGAAGGTACTTCAGGATCTAATCCTTTTAGCATGAGATAAGTCTCTAACATGGCTTTTAACATGCTTGAATTATCTTTCACCTCATCCCAATCATCGGCTGAAAGAGTTTTTAATTGTTCAACCTCTAAACCAAAATAAGGTTGCTCAGGTCGCAACTTTTGGGGTGTTTTTTTGGGGTTAAAAGTTGCATTATTTATCCACAGCTTTGCAGAAAAAGTATCAGATGAGTTACGCTCCAAAGCCTTATGAGCTAAAGCTTTAATCATTATTGGTTGCATTTCTTGTTTCATATTATTCTCCAAAATGAGAAGGAAATTGCGAGTTGCATTCCTTAAGAGATGCAACCCGCAATTTTTACCTGATCTCATCGCGTTAAGCATGAGCAATACATCCCTGTTCTTTTGCTTTTTTAAAATAGCGACAAGCTTTTGATTTGCTAATGCCCAACTCAAGGACAATTTCGTGTTGTCTAAATCCTTGCTTAGCGAGTTCAACAACTTTCTCGAAAGTCGATTTCTCTAACGTTTTTAGCTCCCATACTTGTTGATTATGTTCAGTATGTAGTTTGACCAATAAAGGTTGTGCGGAATCGCCACAAAAAGAGCGCGCCTTTTCAAAATGAACTTCAAAACACGCA